TTACGAGCAGCATCCAGTCTACGCCAGATCAAAAGGAGTTGATATCGTATGGACCTCTCTGACTCAGCCACCCAACAGGAAGAGCTCATGCGTGAGCTAGCCCTGCGTCGTGCAGCGAAAGTGGAGATCAAAACATGAACTGCTTGGCTTTGGAGTGTGGCATGGACAAACCCGCGGCGACCTGTGCAACGACCAGCAACACGCTTACGGCAATCCGCGAGTACGTCATGGACGTGGAGCGTGAAAACTTCACCACGCATGACATAGCCCGGCACATGGGCATAGACGAGTACCATGTTCGAATAGCTTTCGGCTGGCTTACCCGCAAAAAGGCCATTGAAATCGTTCCGTGCGTCAAAAGCACGCGGTACACCAGAACCCGTGGTGAAGAATACAGCGCGGCCGTCTATCGGTTGCGCAAACACGGCGGCATGTGTGACTTCGCCGGACTGATGCGCGCGTTTTTCAAATAAAAATGATGGCTGTTCGCTCACAATCAGCCGATGAGCGAAAAAAAATTCATTGATTGGGAAGCCGTCGAGCGCGAGTACCGGGCTGGCTTTCGTTCGCTGCGCGATATCGGATCAGAGTACGGCTGTACAGAAGGCGGGATCAGGAAAAAAGCCAGGACCCAGGAATGGGAGCGCGACCTGTCAGCAAAGGTATCGGCCAAGGCGGAATCGCTGGTACGCAAACTAGAGGTACGCAGGGAGGCACGCGCCGAGTCCGCAATTTCAGAACGCGAACTGATAAATACCAGCGCGCAGATGATTGCCGACAAGGTGATCAATCAGCGCGCCGACATTCAGCGCGCGCGCTCGATCGTCCAGAAGCTCTGGCTCGCAGTCGATGCCGAGCTTGATCACCCGGAAGCGTTTGCAGATCTGGGCAGGATGATGTTCTCGCCTGACGAGACCGGCCATGACAAGCTGTTCGAGATGTATCACGCAGCCATTGGCCTGCCGCAACAGATCAAGAACGTGAAGCTCCTGGCTGACGCCATCAAGGTGCTGATCGAGCTTGAGCGCCGCGTACTGAAGATAGACGAACTTCCAGACAGTCCGTTCGATGCGGCCGCGGCGATGACTGACGCGCAGCGCGTGAGCCGCATTGCATCGATACTGGCCAAGGCCAGGGCGCTGGGCGAGCAATGAGCGCCGATACCGCCGAGCTGATGGATCTGATGAAGCGGCTGTCACCGGAAGAGCAGCGCGAGCTTGACCTTCTCCTTACGGCCGGCCTGCCGCTGTGGTTGCCCCAGGTTGGTCCGCAGATGGACGCCCTGAATTCTCCGGCCGACATCCTGTTCTACGGAGGCCAGGCCGGAGGCGGAAAAAGCGATCTGCTGCTGGGCGTCGCCCTGACGTGTCAGGAACACAGCATTCTGTTTCGCCGACAGTCGGTGCAACTGGTTGGTCTCGAAGAGCGCATGACCGCCATTCTTGGAAGCCGCAGCGGATACAACAGCCAGAGCGGAGTATGGCGCCTTCCCAATGGTCGCGTACTTGAGTTCGGCAGCGTCAAAGAGCCCGATGACTGGATGAAGTACCAGGGCCGGCCGCATGACGCAAAGCTCTTTGACGAAATCCCGCATTTCACAGAGATGCAGTTCAGGTCGCTGATAGGCTGGATGAGAACCGACAATCCAAACATCAGGCAGCGGATCATCTGCACCGGAAACCCGCCGACCGATGCCGAGGGCGAGTGGGTCGTGCGCTTCTGGGCGCCCTGGCTGGATCCTCTGCACAAGAACCCGGCAAAGCCAGGAGAGCTGCGCTGGTTCGTTACTGACGAGGATGGCAAGGACAAGGAGGTTGCGGGGCCGGAGCCGGTTGCGGTTGGCAACGAGATGATGACGCCGAAGAGCCGAACATTCATTCGGTCCAGCGTCGATGACAACTTGTTCCTTCAGACGACCGGATACAAGGCGACCTTGCAGGCGCTGCCAGAACCTCTGCGCAGCCAAATGCTGCGCGGCGATTTCAGCGCCGGGCGCACGGACCCGGTATGGCAACTGATCCCGACAGAGTGGATCAAGGCTGCGCAGGCAAGGTGGATCGATCGTGACGTCAAAGGCTCAATGACCGCGCTCGGCCTCGACGTGTCGCGCGGCGGAGCTGACTGCACGACGGCGGCGCGCCGACATGGCCAATGGTTCGACCGGGTGCTGTCAGTTCCTGGAACCACGACGGACGACGGGCCGAAAGCCGCCGGATTCGTCACGCCGTTGGTGCGCAATGGCGCCTGCATCTGCGTCGACGCCATCGGCATTGGGTCAAGCGCGCTCGACTTCATCAAGGGTCTGGGGCTGCTGGTGTTGGCTGTGGTTGGCAGCGAAGGAAGCCAGGAATTCACCGTCGCCGGCAACTTGCGCTTCAAGAATCGGCGCGCGGAGATGTACTGGCGCCTGCGCGAGGCGCTTGACCCGACGAACCCCGAGCCAATTCACTTGCCGCCAGACGGCGAGCTGCTCGGCGACCTGGCCGCGGTGCGCTATCGGGTAGTGCAGATGGGCGTGAATGCCGGCATACAAGTTAGGGACAAGGATGAAATCCGCGAAATGCTTGGGCGATCGCCAGACAAGGGAGACGCCGTAGCAATGACCTTCGTATCGGGAATACCGGAGCCGGGAAGCAACAGGCGGCAGAGCAGACACAGGCCGGCGCCGAGCTGGCGCGCATAAGGAGCAACACATGGAAACTATGATGGGCGCGATGGCTGCCGACGAAGACGAGTCCGCCGAAGAGTTGATGGAGGCCGACGACGATTGCTGCGGGCTGGATCTGCTGACATTCACACAGTGGGTGCATGAGTGCCAGGATCAGCCGGCATGGCGGACCAAGGCTGACCGGGAGGCCGATTACTGTGACGGAAACCAGCTCGACAGTGAAGTGATGCGGCTGGCGCGAGAGCGCGGCCTGCCGCCGGCCATCGAGCCGCTGATCGGCCCGGCCATCGACGCTATTCTTGGCATGGAGGCCAAGACGCGCACTGACTGGCGAGTGGTGCCAGACTCCGACAAGGCGAACGACGACGTGGCAGAGGCGCTGAATTACCGGCTCAATCAGGCCGAGCGCCACGCCCGGGCCGACGCCGCTTGTTCGGAAGCCTATGCCTCGCAAGTCAAGGTCGGCATCGGATGGGTCGAAGTGGCGCGAAACGAAGATCCGTTCGGCTACAAGTACCGCGCCGGCCCAATTCACCGCAACGAAGTCTGGTTCGACTGGCTGTCAAAGCCAGACATGAGCGATGCGCGCTACCTGATCCGCAGAAAGTGGATGGATCGCAAGCAGGCCAAGCTGATGTTTCCGGACCAGGAAGAGCTCATTGAGCACGCGAGTGCCGGCTGGCAAGGTATTGACCCTGGAGTCATGAGCCTCGATGGCGGCCAGTCGACGGGGCTGCTTGGCGCCCAGGACGACGAGCGCGGATGGTCGATCGAGGAAGCGGAGTGGCGCGACACGTTCCATAGGCGCGTCTGCCTGTTTGAGGTCTGGTATCGGGACTGGAAGCGCGTCCTGGTGATTACGTCGCCAGATGGGCGCGTGGTCGAATTCGATGAGGACAACCCGCTGCACATCGAGGCTATCGGGACGGGCGTAGTGAAGGTCAGCTATGCCGTAGTCGGAAAGGTTCGGCTGGCATGGTTCATGGGGCCGCACAAGCTGTCCGACAAGCCGTCTCCGTACAAGCACAACAAGTTCCCCTACGTGCCGTTCTGGGGCAAGCGCGAGGACCGCACCGGCGTTCCGTTCGGCCTGGTGCGCGGCATGATCTACCTTCAGGACGAGGTCAACGCCCGGATTGCAAAGATGCAATGGGGCCTGGGCGCGGTGCGCACGACGCGAACCGAAGGCGCGGTGCTGGACGACGACGATTCATTCCGGGAGGAAATCGGACGCCCGGACGCAGATATCGTCCTCGACGCCGAAGCGATGCGCCAAGGAGGGATGTTCAAGGTTGAGCGCGACTTCGAACTCAACCGGCAACAGTATGACCGGCTGGTCGACGCCCGCGAAGGCATAAAGCGTGTCGGCGGGATCAGTGACGCCTTCATGGGTCAGGGCGTTCAGTCGCAGTCAGGCGTGATGCAGGCCGGTCTGGTCGAGCAGTCGAACCAGAACCTGGCCGACATCAACGACAACTTCAAGGAGTCGCGAATGAATGTCGGCGACCTGCTGATGTCGCTCATCATCGAAGACATGGGCAACGATCCGCAAAACGTGTTTATCGATGGGGGCGGAATCAAGGACGACAAGACGATCAGCCTGAACGTGCCGATGGTGGATGCGGATACCGGCGTCGAGTACCTGGACAATGACGTGCAGCGGACCCGGCTCAAGGTCACGCTGTCCGAAGTTCCGAGCACACCGAGTTTCCGGACGCAGCAGTTGGCGGCGATGTCGGAGGCGTTCAAGTCAGCCCCGCCCGAATACCAGCGAGTGATGATGCCACACCTGTTCGCGCTGATGGACGTGCCGAACAAGCAGGAAATGATCGAGGCGATCAAGGAGCTGGGCACGATGCCGAGCGCGGCCGAGACCGAGCAAAGGATTGCGCAAGCGGTACAGGAGGCGCTGACCAAGGCGCAGACAGAGATCAAGATGCGCGAGCTCGACCAGAAGCAGCCGCTGGTCGACGCGCAGGTGCAGAAGACCATCGCAGAGTCGGTCAACAAGGCGATCGAGGCGCAGTTCGGAGCAATCCAGACCGCGCAAACGATCACGGCCATACCGCAGACAGCACCGCTGGCCGACATGCTGCTGAGATCCGGGGGCGCGATCGACCACGACGCCAGCCCCATCGTGCCGAACGCGGTTGCGCCCGTGGCCGGCGCCATGCCGGCACAGGCCGGGCAGCCGGCCGACCTCAATCCCGCCCAGGTCGAGGCCATTCAGCGACAGTCGCCCCTCGGCGCGCGCCAGATACTTGGCGCCAGGCGCAACACATCGCCGCAGTTTCCAGCCAATCCGCCGCTTCCGGCCAACCCGGGCGTCGGCGTGAATGCCGGCATTGAGGGCGGCCAATGATTTTTTGTGGGGCGCATAAAAATGATGGCTGGCAAGGTAGCCTTTGATTGACCGCTGTGAAGCGGTGTTGTCTCGCCGTGAGGCGCGGCAGATTCCCGTAGCTGGAGCCTTTCGCAAGAAGGGCATTGTTTAACCGCTCACTACCGCGTCACGGCGATAAGTGGTCGGCTTGGCCCGCCGAGATGGCGCCGCCAATCCCGAAGATGGAGCGCTAATATGTCTGGTCGTAATTTGGAGCATTTCCTTGATGACGCCGAAGCGTTTTCGGCGTTGAGCGAAGATGATCAAGCGCGCCTCATGAAAGGCGAAACGCTTGAGGGCGATACCGAGGCAAGCGCCGAGGAAACCATCGACTCGCCCGTCGATGAGTCCGCCGAGGACGATGCTCCACCCGCAGCAGAGCCCGTCGTGTTGGCCAGGGACGGCCAGCACACCATCCCGTTTTCAGAGCTTGAAGCGGCGAGGGCCCGGGCGCAGCAACTTGAACAAGAACTTCTCGAACTGAAGGCAAGCAAGGAAGACGGGCAGCCGCCCGCCGCCGAGCCGGAAGGCCTTGCCAGTCGCCTCGATGCTCTCGACCGCCAGGAAGAAGAGATCGAGCGGGCGTTTGATGATGGCGAAATTGACCGCGACGAGCTGCGCAGGCAACTCAAAGCGCTGTCCAATGAGCGCATGGACCTGAAGCTGTCAGACGTTCAGGCCAAGTGGGCGGAAAAGCAAAGCGCCGATCTGCTCGCACAGCGAAAGCGGCAGGAAGAGGAAATGATCATGGCCGAAGGCGCCAAGCGCGCTGCGGCCCTGGTCGAGCAGTACCCGTTCCTCGATCCGAAAGGGCCGGAAACAAACCAGAAGGCGATTGATCTTGTCGTTCTCCAGCGCGACAAGTTCATGGCTGAAGGAATCCCCTTCGCCGACGCCATCGAGAAGGCGGTCAGCGAAATCGCCCCGCTGTTCGCGACACCAACGACCAGGCAACCAGTTGCCAACGCGGCCGCCAAGGCCGCAGAAGCTATTTCCAGGGCAAAGTCCAAAGCCCCGACCAGCCTTTCCCAAGTGCCGGCAGGTGCGCGAGCGCACCACGACGAAGCAGAGGCGATTCGGGAAATGGACATCAATCAGTTGTCTCGCTCTTTGGAGTCGAAAACCCCAGACGAGATCATGAAATTGATGTCCAGGGTTTTGTAAGCGCATTTTTCCGCCCGGCGTGAGCCGCGCATTCCAACTTCAGGAGAATTACCATGGCTGATACCGTCATCCCTTATGGCAGTCCCCAAGCTGTCCGTGTTCAATCCGCCGGCCTGTTCGCTGCCAACATGCAGCGCCAGACCACACTCAACCGGCTCGCCGGAAAGCTGCCGCAACAGTCCGACGCAGAGGCAACGCTGCGTCGCCAGTCGACCAACGAGCTGCCTATCGTTCGCTGCCAGGATCTCTCGAAGACCGCCGGCGACGAAATCACTTTCGACCTCATCAATCCCATTGGCGGCAAGCCGATCATGGGCGAGCGCTACGCCGAGGGCAAGGGCGACCGCATGGACTTCTCGCAAGACAGTCTGCGCATCAACCAGACCCGCAAGCCGATCAGCGCCGGCGGCCAGATGACCCAGCAGCGCACGCCGCATCAACTGCGCCAGTTGGCCCGGGCGCTTGGCGAAAACTACATGGCCCGCCTCGAAGATCAGTTGAGCATCGTCCATCTGGCCGGCGCCCGCGGCTTCGCCAGCGACATCGAGTGGGCCGTTCCGCTGGCCTCAGATCCTGACTTCGCAGACATCTGCGTGAACACGATCAAGGCGCCGAGTCGCAATCGCCATTTCATGTCGACCGGCACCGGTATCGAGCCCATCGTTGCCGCCGGCAACGAGATCACCATCGCCAGCACCGATGTGATGAACATCGATCTTGTTGACGCGCTGCGCACCAAGCTGGATTCGATGCCTCTGCCGCCGCCGCCGGTGCGCTTCGAGAACGACCAGATGAGCCAGGATGCGCCGATGCGCGTGCTCATGTGCTCGTCCGAGCAATACACTTCGCTGGTCCGCTCGACCAACTTCCGCACCCTTCAGGCAAGCGCAATGGCCCGCGCCAGCATGGCCAAACAGAATCCTCTGTTCATGGGCGAGGCCGGTTTGTGGAACGGGATCCTGATCGTCAAGATGCCCAAGCCGATCCGCTTCTACTCCGGCAACTCGCTGCGCTGGTGTCCTTCCGCCACGTCAAACACCGAGACCGCCACCGACTTGGTGCCGGCCGCTTTCGGCACGACCTATGCGGTCGACCGGGCGCTGCTGCTTGGTGGCCAGGCGCTTGCCCAGGCTTACGGCAAGTTCCGTCAGTCACAAGGCTCCTACTTCTTCTCGGAGAAGGAGCTGGACCATGGCGACAAGCTGGAAATCCTGCTGGGAATGATTGGCGGTACGTCGAAGATCCAGTTCCTCATCGACAACGGGGGAACCGCGAAGGAATACACCGACTTCGGCGTCATCGCGGTCGACACCGCAGTGACGATCTAACCCATCAGCAAGCAAGCGGGCCGGGCTCACCCGGCCTTGTCTGATCTTCAAGGAGATACACCATGAGTACCGTTACCACCAAGGGAATCAAGAACTCCCAATTCACCTACCCGTCCGGCAACAAGACCGTCATCAAGGGCAACTTCACGACGCTGGCAACCGGCGTGGCAGTCAATTCCGACCTGGCCACCGCGGTGCAGATCAACGACGTTGTGCGCATCGGCTTCCTGCCGGCTGGCACCGAGTTGCAGGACGCCCAGGCCATCGTGTCCGACGCCTTCGCCGCGTCGACCACGGCGGACATCGGCTTTCTCTACGCCGATGGCGTCGATTCGTCTGCGGTTCCGCAGGATGGCGCCTACTTCTTCTCGGCGCTGGCAACCTCCTCGACCAGCCGCACGCGGTGCACGCTGGCAAAGGCTCCGGTTCGCCTGCCGAAGGATGCGTTCCTGACGCTCAAGCGCACCGGCGCCGCTGACTCTGCTGTCGGCATCGTCGATGTCCTGGTCGATGCGGTTCTGAACGGCGCTCCCTAACCGTTCTTTTCGTTGTTGGCCGGCCCAGCGAACTGTGACCGCGTGGGCCGGCCATTTTTAGGACACCAGAATGACCCCAATCAAGTACGTCGGACGTCGGGCAAACTTCGTGGATCGCATCTATGGCACGGGGGCCGCGTTTGCCGTTGGCCAGACGGTGATCGTCGATGACGATGCTGTTGCCCGCAAGATGCTGAGGCACGTCGACGTTTATGTTCTCGGCGAATCCGCTGGCGCCCACGAAGCTCCGGCAATGTCCGCCAAGAAAAAGGGCGTCACCGAAGACGACCAAGACCAGATCGATCGCGACGCCATTGCCATCATGGGCAAAGACGCGCTGACTTCATTCGCCATGACGCATTTCAGCGTCACCCTCGACAAGCGCATGTCGGTCGACAACATGCGCGCCAGGGTGACGGGCCTCGTCGACCAGTTCGGGCTTGACTGATACCCATGAACCGCGGCGACCTCAAGGCCGATTTCCGAATCAAGGCGCAGGACACGGCACGGCCGTACCTGTGGCCGGACGGTGAAGTCGACGCATGGTTCGATGAAGCCGAGTCAGAAGCCGCCGTCCGCGCCCGCCTGATTCGAGACGACGCCGAAATACCTGTCGCGATAGGCGACACGGTGCTGGATCTTCCGTCCGGGCTTTTCGATATTCAGTACGCCGAGCTGCGCGCATCCGGCGGCACCGCTTACGAGCTGTTTGGCACCAGTCGCCGAGAGCTTGATGGTTTGAAGCCGGGATGGCGCAGCCGCAGCGAACGCCCGGCAGCCTATGTGCATGACGACACAAAGCTGACCCTGGGCTCGGTTTCCGATGCCGCCTACACGCTTTTCATTGAGGGTTTCCGGACGCCTCGCGGAATGGAAGACGACGACGATGAGCCGGAAATCAACGAGATTCATCATCTGAATCTGGTCGATTGGGTTCTGTTCAGGGCGTACGGCAAGCCAGATGCGGACACGTTCAACCCGGGCAAGTCCAAGGAAGCCGAGAGTGCCTTCGTTTCCTACTTCGGCAGGCGCAGCACGGCGGACGTTCGCCGCCGGCAGAACGCCAACCGGCCGCACCGCAACAGGGTGCATCCATGAGGCTATCAATCGAAAACGGCACGCTATATGCCGACAATGTTTTTCTCTGCTACCTGGAGTCCGGAAATGGATGCAATGGTATTCGACCTGGACGCTATGAGGTTGCGACGCAGTTCTCCCACGAACACAGCAGAGAGCTTCCGCTTGCCACTGGTCTCGGATGGCTTGGCGCTTCTCGTGAGTGCGACATCGTTTTGGGCAGAGTACGCCATCGCCATGGCGTCGTTCCATCATCTTTTGATCGTGACCGGCTCATCTCCATGCTCGAAGCTGCCGAAGAGTTCGGATCCGCAGTAGTGCTTGAGGTATCGACGAAATGAACCTGCTCCCGAACTGGAAAGACGTAGCCAAGAAAGCATGGAGCATGTGGGGCAACTACATCACCATGATCTTGTCCGGAATGGAAACGGTGTCCGTTGTGTTCCTTAACGGAACCCCATCGCTTACCGTGACCATGGCCGTATTCGGCGTCATTGCACTCTCCACAGGAGCGCGCCTGGTGTCGCAGAATTCACTTTCGGGGGGCGGCAATGGACCCGCAAAGTGACCGCAGCCGCAGGATCGCCGGCGGTACGGCGCTGGCAATTGCCCTGGCCGTTCCCGCCGAAGGGATTCGCCAGTGGGCGTACTACGACCCACCGGGGATCTTGACGGTTTGCTACGGCCACACCGGCCCCGATGTGCGCAAGGGCGTCAAGTACGAACTCTCTGAATGCAAGGCCTTGCTGACAGAGGACATGCGCGGCGCGGTGGAGCAGGTGGAGCGATGCGCTCCCGGGCTCCCCGAGCCTGCGCTGGCGGCCTTCTCCGACGCCGTGTTCAACATGGGGCCGAAGATCGCGTGCAACACCAAGTCCAGCGCTGCCGCTCGCTACCTGGCGCTCGGCCAAATCGAGGCCGCATGTAACCAACTTCCCAACTGGAATCGCGCAAAAGTCGCCGGCGTGTCTGTTCCGCTTCCCGGCCTGACAACCAGGCGCGCCAAAGAGCGGGCCCTATGCCTACAAGGAGTCACGAAGCATGAATGAGGTCCGCCGCGTCCGTATCGGCACAGAGGTCGCTGTGCTGTCCGATGTCATTCGCCGCCTGAACGGAATCATTGAAACCGAGGGGCGCGCACTGACCAATTTGCCCGACTCGATCGAGCACAGCTTGTTTGGGCATGGTTCTGCGCACGCAATGAAACTGATGGTCGATGCCGGGCAAAAAGTTCTGGAAGCGATGGGTCTGCTTGAGCAGGCCAGGCTGCACAAGAACATTGTCGAGAAGATCGAGATCGAGGAGCCGAAGTGTTCGGACTGAGCCCGGCAATCCTCTATCTGATCGTCGGCCTGGTGTTTACCAATGTCGTAACGCTGGCCGGGTGGTCGATGTCCAGGGCGCGACTGGACAAGGCACGGGCCGAGACCGTCGCGTGTGCGGCGCGGCATGAGGCGTTCGTGGCGCAGGTCAAGGCCGAAGGCGACAAGGCCGCACGGCGAACGGCAGAAATCATCGCCAAAAACACCATCATTATCGAGGACATCAAAAATGGATATTCGGCAGCTATTGCTCGTGTTCGGTCTGAGTATTCTGAGCGCCTGCGCATCAAAGCCGCTGGAGGTTCCGGTGGCGGCGCCATGCCCGGCGTATCCGGTCCCGTCACTGGAGCTGATGCAGCCGACGCCAACGCAATACCTACTCCCGAGCGACTTGCAAAGGACTGCGCCGAAACCACGGTAACGGCCAACTTCTTGCAGGCGTTCATCGAGAATCAATCTGAGGCATCGAGGCCTTAGATCAACGGGCGAGTTCGCCCACATTCAGGAGACCCACCATGGCAAACAGTACCGCAGGACAAACCTACAACACCGACGTATTCGGCTTCGTTCGCCGCATGAACAGGTTCATCGAGGAAATCGTCAAGAGCCAGTCCAGTGGCGTCTCGAAGACCAGCGCCTTTGACGTCGGGCGCGCGCAAAGCTATATCGGCGCATTGCGCGGCTACCTCGCCTGGGTTATCGGCCAGCCTGAACTTGACTTGCCGGAAACCGGCCCGCGCGCGGTCTCGCTGCCAGGTAGCCCGGTGATTCCGCAGTTGGAAAACGAAAGCCTGTATGACCTGGCCGTTCTGTTCGAGCTTGCCCGCGATGAGTTGGCAAACAGCCAGTCGTCGCGCCTGAGTTCCAACCTGATTTCCTTCGACGCGAAACGCCTGGTTGCCGTACTCGACAAAGCCGATGCGTTTATTTCGAACTACGTCCTCGTCATCGACCCGCTCGACCTTCCGGAAACCAGTCCGCAGGCGGTCGTAACCGGCCCCGGCAGGACCGGCGTTTAGGCCCCCCCAAACGGGGAGTGAAGCGGTGAATGGTTACGCGCCTCAATTGCTGGCTGGCAGCCATGCTGCTATGGATTCAGCACCGCGGGCGCAATTGGACCGGGGTGCGGCGATCTCACTCCTTTCGGGGGCTGATACCGCACTTCGGCTACGCCGAGCGAACCGGGTTTCGCCGTTGCCGCAGCATCGAATACCGGCCCCCGAAGGGCAGGCTCTGGAGCAAAGACGATATTGGCGTCGTCTTCGCTGGCGAGTACGTCGTACTGCATTACCAGTTGGTCCAAGTAGATAGGTGCGAGACGCGGGAGCAGGCGCTGGCATCGCATTATTTTCCGAAGAAAAATAAAAAGGTTGTGACATGAACATCGAGCGCCGGAACCAGACAGAACAACGGTGGGTTATCAAGAAGGAGTTCTCTGTCGGAGACGGCATTGCGATACTCTTCGCATTTTTAACCATCGTGTCGGTCTATTACAAGGTCGACACCCGGTTGATTGTTCTGGAAAACGCCGACCAGGAGCGGCGCGTGCACATCGATCGATTCGAGAGCAAGGCCGACCGGAAGTTCGACCAGATCGACTCAAAGCTCGACCAACTGCTGATAGCGGTATCCGCCAACGAAGGGTTTGCGAACCGGTCTGGCCCAATGAAAGGCATGTCGGGAATGAATGGAAACGGAAGGGGCGCTGAACGATGACCGCTATTGGAAACGAAGGAGGCTGAGATGGCGACGATCAAGTTCTTCATGGGGCATGCGGAGTACGTCTGGTGGGTTGCGATCATGGCGGCTTGTATCGGCGTTGCCGTGGCCATTCTGGTGGGGATGTTCTGGCAGATTCAGCGCTACGACAAACCCCCGGAAAGCCGGTTTGAGTTTGACGACCTTTACATATTCACCCGTCGCGGACAGGGCGAGGACGGCGCGCCAAAAGACAAACAATGATTACTGTACACCTGCACAAGCAACCCATCGGATACCTGCGTTGGACAACCGTTAGCGGAAGACACGGGAATCGCCATGTCGGTATCGAAATGCGCGGAATCATGGACGACTACGGAACACTTGTTCCGATAGGGAAAGGAGCCCCGAATGGCGACTAAGCAAACTCTGAACATCGTTCGCGGCAAGACGCTCTCGCTGGTGATCCGGTGGGAGACGACGCCGGTTGTCTCGAAAGCCATTACGGCTATCAGCTTGGCGACGGGCTTTCCTCGCCTCACGGTGACTTCACACGGGTGCCCAGACGGCTGGCGTGGGTACGTCACGTCCGTACAGGGCATGAAGCAGATCAACGCGGAAAACACCCCGCCGCGCAGCAAGGACTACCGCGAGGTCACTGTGCTCGATGCCAACACCCTAGAGTTCAACGGATGGAACCCGGTCGATGACAGCGGTCGCGACTGGTCGGCGTATACCTCGGGTGGGTTCTTCAAGTACAACACGCCGAAGAGCCTCGCCAACAAGACTATCCGCGTCAAGGTCAAGGACCGTGTTGGCGGCACGGTGCTGCTTTCGACTGAGGTTGCGGATACCCCACTCGACCTGATCGTAGCAACAGCCGACGATGCACTCAAGGCCATCACCGTCGAGATTGCCGCCACCACTGCCGAAGCCCTAACTTGGGGTACGGGCGTGTGGGAAGTCGAAGCAGAAGATTCCGTGACCGCAAAGGTCGATTCAATCATTGCCCCGTCTCCGGTAACGGTTGGGGATGAAGTTGTAACCCCGTAAGGAGAAAAGAAATGTCCGCATCAAACACGATGGAAAATGATCTGCTCAAGATGATCTGCCAAGGGACCGACCCCGCGTGGCGCGCTGCTGCAACGGGATATTGGGCGCTGTTCACCGCTGACCCGACCGAAACTGGCTCCCTTGCAAACGAGTGCACGTACACCAGCTACGCTCGCGTCGCCCAGACCAAGGCAACCGCCTGGACCGATGGTGGCTCGACCTTCTCGAACGCCGCACTGGTTCAGTGGCCGCAATGTACCGGCGGCACCAACACCGCGACGCACTTCGCTTGGGTATCCTCGGCATCGGGTGCGACGGACTTCATGGTGTCAGGTGCGCTTGGTTCGTCACTGTCGATCTCCAACGGCATCCAGCCGCAAGCGGCCATTGGTCAGTTGCAGGTAACGGCGGACTGATGTTCAAGAATTTTCGTACCCTCGGCCAGGCATTTGACAATGGGCAGTCGTGGATCAGCACGTTCCGCAAGGTTCCTGCTGCCACAGCGACCATTGCGGGCCAGTGGTACGACTATTCCTACGCATCAGGAAACCCGATCCCGAACTACTACGCTGCCGCACCTACGAAGTCCGCTGTCCTCGAAGCGGACAAGGGCATCATCGTTCCGCGCATGGTCTCCGGGGAGAAGCAATACCTGCACCGCCTGTCGGTGATGAGCAACGGCGCTACCGCCGGAACGCAGCCGCTCTACCTGATGGACTACCTGCTCTACTATCCGTTCGTCGACATGGACGCGGCGGGCGAAGATCAGGCGATGGATAACACTGCCGCACTGCCGCGCTACACGGATGGTATCGGCGTGCAGATGATGGTGGTCGCACAGTCCCCAACGGTCGGCGGTGGTAGATTCACCATCACCTACATCGGGTCGGATGACGCTCAATACACCACGACCATAATGTTCTGCGGCGCGGCGCAGCCCTCCGGTGCGCTGGTCAATGCCGTGACCGGAACCGGTGGGCTGACCCCGTTCGTCCCGCTCAATGCCGGGGTGAAAGGCGTCAAGTCGGTCGTGTCGTGCAACTTCAGTGTGGCGAATGGCGGCTTGTGCGCCATCGTGCTTGTGCGCCCGCTGGAAACCACCATCGCCCTTGAATCGACCAGCGTTGCCGGCATCGGCTCGGCAGTCGAGAAGGAAGCCCTGCGCTTGCGTGGCGGCATCGTGGAAATCAAGGACGGCGCATTCCTCGGCATGCTTGGCCAGGGCGTTGCCGGATCGCTCGCATCTTCGCCGCTGGTCGGCACCATAGAAACAGTCTGGAGCAATTGACATGGGCTTCTCATCGCAAGACGATCTTCTGTCGAAAATTACCGTCAGCGGTCAGTATGGCCGTATCGACTACAACAAAGTCACTGCCGTTGCGGGAGTGGCCGGAACGTGGACAGACCTCGGCACGGCAACGGGTTCCACCCCCGCCAACACCTATGCAGGCACTTCGCTGACGTGGGTTGATACCGACGATACATGGGCCGAAGGCGCGGTTTATCACGGTGGCGACGTGTCGACCGCGACCAAGCACTTCCTGAACGCCTCGGCTGCGGTGTTTGCTGCGGCTGGCGCCCCGTGGATCATCATGTGCGTCGATCAGGTTGGCTATGTCCCGATCACGGGTGCGGATGTCACCGGGACAACGGAGCGTACCGTCTCCATGACGGCTATCGGCAGTTCCGCTGCCAAACGGGACCGCCATGCGAGCGGTGTCGGGCTGCGGGCGTACTTCTCCGCAGAGGTGGCGCCCACCGCCGGCGGCCCGAACTTGACCTCGTTCAAGTACACTAACCAGGCAGGCAACACCGCGCAGAACATGACCACGGCAGTCGGCTTCGCTGCGGCGGCTGGTGCGGTTACCGGTGCGATTCCCCACTCCGGCAACGCGGCGACCCGCTATGCGCCGTTCCTGCCGCTGCTCCCCGGAGACACGGGTATCAGGGACATCGAGAACTTCACGCTCTCCGGCGGTACTGCCTACACCGGCACCGGGCAACTGGTGCTGCATCTGGTCAAGCCGCTATGGCAAATCCCGATCCCGGCATCGGGCATCCTGACAGAGCGCGATTTCGTCAATCAACTGCCGTCACTGCCGCAGATCAAGGACGGCGCTTGCCTGCGCTTCCTGCTGTTCCAGACCGGCGCGACGACGAACACCTCGCCGGTCAACGTGTTCGCCGACTACGCATACGGTTGATGACATGGCCCTCACCCGGAACGGATCACACCAACTCTCCGGCCTGTCCCGTTTTCACGGGGCGGTCGGTGCGTATGGACTGCGTTCCGCTCTGGACAACAACGGCAAGCGCAAAAACTTCGACTCTGGCGAACACGCTGTTTCGGGTGTAACCAACCGCGCAGCGATCCCCTCTGGCTACCGGCATCCGATCTCGTGGCAGATGGGGACGAAAGCCGGTACGGTTGTATCCCGAAACGACATCGGTGTAACACTCGCCGCCTCCGGTTCCGGCGCTATGGGCAAGAACATGTCCGGAACCAATGTTGCCGGCATAATCTTCGGCCTTACCGGAACGGGCGGACTGATTTCGTCTGCCTCGGGCAGCGCGGCGCTGGCACTCGCAGCGTCCGGAGTTCTATTCGCCTCCAAGGCGGTAGCCGGCTCTGCAACCGTGACGCTGACTGCGGATGGCCTGACCATCGCTCTCGGGCACACGGGTGGCATCGCGGGCGTTTCGCTAGACTGCGACTGGTCACCTTACGCTATCGGGTGGCTATCCGGCACAACGGCTGAAGCTGGGCTGACCCCGAACGGGATCGCCAACGCCGTGTGGCAGAAGGTTGTTGAAGCTGGATTCTCTGCTGAAGAAATCCTCCGCATTATTGCTGCCTACGCGGCTGGTTCGGCCACAGGGCTAGAAGGTGTTAATCCGCAATTCACCGGGCTGGATGGTACGACGTTACGGATTGACGGCGCGTACAACGCCGGGACCAGGACAATTGATTCACTGAATGGCGGTGAGACGGTAGCCGTGCCGCCTGAACAGCCCTATTTCGTATCCGGGTACGTCGCTGACGGATATGTGGAGAACCAGGAATGACCATTACTACCCGCGCAGTTAAAGGGTCGGCGCTGACCCACAATGAACTGGATACGAACTTCACCGACCTACGCGATCGTCCGGATGTCATTGTTCGCCCGAAAACAAAAGGATGGGGCACCAAGGTTGACCAGACGACGCCGACCTGGCCGTGGCGCGACCTGGAGGGCATCGTCACACCGCGCGCGAGCGCCCCGAATGCGGCGACGCTGGAAATCTATCGCGGCCACATCCGTGAATGGGCGTTCGCAGCAGGCGACGTAAGCGACAACCGATTCCACCTCCCGCACGACTACGTGCCAGGCAGTGACCTGTTTTTTCATGTTCACTGGAGCCATATCGGCACAGCTATCAGCGGCAGCATCGTCTTCACCATCTACCACACGTATGCAAAGGGGCATCAGCAGGCTATTTTCCCGGCGGAAAAGACGCTAACCATGTCACTGTCAACGCCGGACATTGCCACCATCCCGCAATACCGGCACATGATCACCGAGGTGCAGCTATCCGCCGCTTCCCCCGGCGCTTCAGAAATGGATAGTGACGACATCGAGGTCGATGGTCTCATCCTGGCCAATGTCTCCGTCAGCACCATCCCAACCATCACCGGATCGCTCGGTTCGATCAACCGCCCATTCATTCACTGTATTGACCTTCACTATCAAAGCACGGAGATAGGCACGAAGGGCAAAGCACCGGACTTCTGGACGTAAGCCATGATCGGTAATTGGGTAGGCCAGTGGCAAGGAAAGTGGGATGGTCGGCTGATCGGGCCGATTGATCCCAACTTCCTCAATGGCACGACTGGCTTTTCTGTTGCGGCATCTGGCGTCGTTCGCGGGGCGGGTATTCTTGCGGGGCAGGCGTATCTCTCGCTTGGCGCAGATGGCGACATCACAAACGGCAATACCGCTACCCCGGCGTATGGCACCACCGGATTCACGGTGTCTGCCGCAGGGACGGTTATCGGGGCGCTGCTGGCCTCTGGCGCCGCCACCATCGTCTTTGACGCGCAGGGCGATGCTTACCTTGCCACCAATGCTGCCGGCACCTCTGCGCTCTCCTTTGGTACTTCTGGCGCGCTCTATGGGGCTGGAGCGGTCGCTGGTGCAGCAGACACAACTCTTGGCGCACAAGCTACCCTGCGTGCGACAGGATCAGTATCCGGCGACTCCGCGATCAACTTGGCGGGCAATGCCGTACTGCGCGGACTCGGTGTCATCATTGGCTCGGGGGGCGTACTTCTTGACGCTTCCGGAAACGGTTATCTCGCCGTCAATGCTGCTGGCGCATCTGCACTAGCTCTCTCGGCTGTTGGGGCGACAAGAGCAACCGGCGCGGTATCCGGTGCTGCTCCGGTTGATCTGGACGCACAAGCCACCTTGCGCGCCACGGGTGCCGTTGTCGGCTTGAGCGGAATCGTCGTGCTGCCAAACGGCAACATCTTCTCACCGCTCTGGACGAGTGGGGAGACCGGCGTATCCATCGGCATCCAGGGCGGCATCAGCGGCGTCGCATGGGCCTCTGGTGGTACTTACATTGACTTCCAGTCGCAAGGGCTTCTGTCCGGAATCGGTGCCATCTCCGGTGCAGCATGGTTCGCGCTTCGTGCCAGGCACTTCGATCTGTCGCACCATCAGCGGGTGTATGTCACCGCAGTGGTCGAGTCCCTGTACGTACAGTCCGTTGCCGACCAGATCATTTCTGTTGCGGCGCAGCACAACCTGTCGGTCGTGGACGCGATTCAGGTTGTCACGGCGAAGCACGAAGATCTGCAAATGGTGGTGCGGAACGAGCGCAAGGTAAGCGCAGGGCAACCTGTCCGCACCTATGCGCCGAGGCGAGAGAAAGCGCCATCCACAAATCCGAAGGTTTATTCAGTAGCCGAAGACAGAAGCCTCGTTGCTTGCTCGGCAAGTGAAACAGAATTCGTGTTCTCGCGGTTGGAGACACTGACAGCCAATACAGGAACAAACCAGACGTTCATTCTCCATCAACACAAGCGCAGTGCGCTCGAACAACCGCCCGGAGGTAGCTGATTATGGCAGGCGACCAGCACTGGTATTCAAAGGTTCTCGGCCTTCATTGCGACGGCACGAACGGAAGCACGACGTTCACCGATGTCAAGGGAAGTACCGTTACCGCCGTAGGAAACGCACAGATCAGCACCGCGCAATATCCGGCACTAACAGGAAAAACATCTTCTGGTTATTTTGATGGAAACGGAGACTACCTTACTGTTCCTGACTCAGCGAACTGGGCCTTCGGAAACGGTGATTTCACGCTACGGGCAAAAGTACGACTAACTGCGTATGCAGCGAATAATAACGGCTACTACAACGTCTGTGTCATGACACAAGACCTTGAAACAAGTCGTGCTTTTTCTCTTCAAATTAATGGAACAGTCAGTAGCTATACATCATTATGGTTTGGCGGTTTTTCAGATAACAGTACAGGCTACACCACTGTTGAGCAATCATACTCATTTTCTCTTAATACATGGTATGACATCGAGTGCTGTAGATCAGGTAACTTAGTCTATTTGTTTGTCGACGGTTCTCTTCTTAATCCGGGGGGCACAGCATTTTCTAGAACAATTCAAGACTCCACGACAACACTCAAGATAGGTGCGTCGGAGTACAACGCAACATACCACTATTATTTTCCGGGCTATATATCAGAAGTAGAAATTTACAAAGGCGTAGCCCTCCACACAGCAGATTTCACCCCTTCTTCTGCCCCATTTGCAGACGAGTACGTTTCCGTCTCCGGAACCACTAAAAACTCTAGCGGAACGCTTGCATCAAGATTAGTGCGTGTGTATCGCCAAGATACGGGCGCTTTCGTCGGAGAGCAGTTATCAAGCGGCACCACTGGGGCGTACAAAATCACCGCAGCGAACACTGGATCAACGGTTACAAAGCACTTCGCTATCATGCATGACGACGACGCAAACCCCCCAACAACTACAGAAAACGCACTTATCTACGACAACATCACACCAGCCTAAAGGAGCAACATCATGGCAATTATCCGATTTGTAACCACCGCAAAGAACAACGCACTTGACACCCTGAAAACAGCAATCGACGCTGGCGCTGGTGCAGGAACAATCAAGGTCTATAACGGAACTCAGCCAACCACGGCGAACGACGCAGTATCTACGCAGACGCTTCTGGCGACACTGACGTTCAGTGATCCCTGCGGTACGACTTCTGCCGGTACGCTTACCATGTCTGCGATCACTCAGGACACTTCGGCTGATGCTACGGGTACAGCGACGTGGGCTCGTATCGCTGACTCGACCGGAACCACGGTATTTGACGTCGACGTGAGCAACACTGGCGCAGGTGGTACGCTTCAGTTCAACACCACGAACTTCGTCATCGGCGGTCCGGTCCTGATCAGCGCGTTCACCATCACCGTTCCGTAACATGTCGTACACCCCGCCTAGCGGGAACAGCGTCAATTTTCAGAACACAGGGCTAGCGTATACGCCCCCTGCGGGTGACGCTGTAAATTTTTCAGGCGCATCAACAGGACAAGCATCAGTTGATTTGTCTTTCTCTGCCGACGTGTCAGGAACGCACGGAGTCTCTGGAAGCGCATTTTCATCAGATTGGTTTATCGCCTCTGGAACAGGAGAGGCAACGCCGTATGGAAGGTGTGCGGTCGAGCTTGCTTTCGTTGTTACGGTTGTTGGCACAACTAATTACAACGGGCTAGGGGCTGGAGAACTGACGTTCTCCGCTTCGGCAACCGGCGCAGTTCGTCCTGTCGGATCGTCTACAACGCATATTGATTTCATTGCAAGTGCGACAGGGGCTAGTGGTGCGAATGAAGGCAGTGTCAGCGCGACATTGTTTATCGCTGCAGCGGTTAGCGGTCTATCCGCGCAACCGGGTTCCCTTGTAGCAACAATGCGCTTCACGGCCTCTGCGGAAGGGTATCGTGCGCCAGTTGGCTATGGCGCCGCATCTGTCAGGTTCTCTGGTTCTGGAGCCGGTGTGCGTGGCGTCGTTGGGGCGGGGTCAACTTCCTTCAGGTTTGCAGCCTCTGGGGCAGGGGTTGTTCCTCGCGTTGGTTCCGGTGGTGTAACGCTATCAATCTCGTCAGCGGCGTCCGGGGTTGTTGCCGAACGAGGGTCATGTGCAGGGGCTCTTTTGTTCGGGGCTACAGCGACCGGTGCTGTGCGTGATGTTTACTCCGGAACAACTTCCGCTGCACTTCCGTTTGTTGGTTCAGGGTACGGGACGCTTCCAAACCAGATAACTGCAGAGCCTGACGCAATTGTGTTCGTTGCATCGAAGAAGCAAACCGTTGTAGCGAGAACCTGATGGCCTACGAAGACAAAGACCTCAATGCCCTTTTCCCAACCACCAACAGTGGCGACATTGGTGCGCATGAGCAGCGCACGGCGATTGACCACCTTGGCGGGGCAAACCAGATACGCACCAGTATCCGACTTGAAGAGACGGATACATGCAAGACAACGATACGCCTGCGCACTCGGGCTGGGAACCCGGATTTCATCGTTGAGAAGGTATGCAGCGACGAAGAAAACAAGCCGGTGTATATGGACTCCGGTGTAGTCGATCTGTTGTCTGTAGCGCCTGACAGTCCTCTTGCCACTCAGTCCTCTCCGCTGTATTACGGAACGATCCAACAAACATATTTCGCCAACGAAAAACTTCTCGGCAAGATAGTCCCGCCCAGCACAACTGCTATATCGCCGCCTGCAAACGCGACGCCGGGGCTTAGTTTCACCTCCGGGCGTGGGGATTTGGTCGGCAAGAAAGATGCTGCTGCCAAATGCCCTGCAAGTATGTTTACCGGAAAAGCTCGGCTCTACGCTCAAGCCCAGTATGGCGGTGATTTGCGCGACTGGAAGTGGGCGCTCGATATCCCTGAAGGGCTAAGTCCTCGACTTGTTCACGACAACGGCACATCACTTCATACTAACTGCGGTGTGTATCGTGACGACAAGAACAATCACTGGCTGATTGCAATTCATCCTAACGGAATCCGTATCACGAAACTTGTTCGTGATAACCGCGTCCAGAAACTCGTTGCCCACTTGTCTGACCCTGCCATGTCTGCGGACCACGACAAGATCGAGGCATACATCCTTGCCTATTCACAACCGTCTCCGACGATGACGTTCATCCTCGACGTAAGCGTTCCTGAAACAAACATGCTCGGGTACGGATGGAAGTTCAACTGGGATGGGAACAAGGCCGACATCATCCGACACGATGAAGGGTTCCCGACCCATACCTCAACCCATTACAGATTCACGTTCTTCCGCGACTCTGCGCTTGTCGGTCCAAATAGCACGCCAGAGCAGGAAGTGCTGCGCTGGACTGCTACTCTTTCTACAGTATCCGGACCTCACCACTGGCACAACTCCAAGTATTCTCAGGTGATCGCAAACCCTGACTGGATAACCAACACGTTGTCGCTTCTCGGTACGCGAAGCGGTGGAGTTGTCGCTCCTGGGGCGCCTATATATTGTTTCTACAAACGCAACGATCTGGAGATCATCAACTACACAGCAAGTGGTGGAGAAGAGGCGCTTAAATATAGTCGAACAGCGTCTCCTACTACTTGGGGTCCGCAGTGTGACTGGACTTCAGACGGATGGCTCGGGATGAATGCGACAATTTACGATGTATATGGAACCTTTGGAACAGACGGTGGAGAGGGAGAATGGAGAAGCAGAACCCATAATCCAGTCACCGTTGGGTTCACTTCGACACAGGCTGATTGTGTAACTAGCGCACAGTCGTACATCTATGAGAAGCGATCACTCGGAAGCAAAACATTTACCGGAGGTGGAGGTGGATGGGACTCCTACTCAGGAACAGCAGACTGGTTGCAACAAAACTTTAATAGTTATACCGGAGCATCGCCTGTTCGCACCTTGTCTGACGGTGTAGAACTAATGATGGGCAGTTCAGACATTCATGCAGAAACAATATCTGGTGTCCCAGCAGGTTACATACACACCTATTTCATTGAGTACGTAACGCTAAACGGTCTTGCTTTTGAGTCCGGTGGCCATACAGAAACAGCTTATCTTCTCATGGTAGTGCCGTTCCACGATGCTGAAGCAGCGTATTTGTGGGGAAACAAAAACACAAGGCGTGTAGCAGATGGATTCACCGGAAGCGTAGATGGAACGACCACCTATTGGGCGCGCCGGTATGAAGTTCTTAATACCTATGACGATGGTTTAACATACGTAAAAGAATATGATGGATTGGTGTACGGAAACGGCTCAGGATCGTATATGTATCCTGCCGCGCCAGATAATTATTACGACGAAGAAACACAAAACACAAACGAAGAAATAAATAGCGTACTTATTACAAGCAACTCCGGGCCAGTTCCGTTTTCTCCTCCGTCTTCTCTCGGCCCCTTCTTCAGTGGAGAAGACTTCGTCGAGCAACAGTTTTACACGCACTCGGCCGCCGTAGGAGCCGCTGTATATGGGCATGGTGCAGTCAATCTGGAGGGGTTTCCAGTAACCTTCACATCAACCTCTCCTCCACCGTTTATAGGATGGGCATAGCATGAAAACACAACCGAACGGCCCGTGGCTCGGGGTCAATAACCGACTTCCTGATTTTTCGCTATCTGTGCGAGATAAAGGAGATTGGCTTCGTGATGCGGTGAATGTCGACATCGACAACGCAGGCCGTATCCGGCGCCGTGCTGCCACCACTCTGGTTCAGGCTATGTCAAATGCGGATTCGCTCTATATGACTAGTGCAACGGCTGGATACCTGCGCAGGGGAACAGCGATCTACGCGATCACCCTGCCGACGTACTCGGAAACACTGTTCAAGGTCATCTCCACATCCGCCGCGTTGAGCTGGGCCGAGTACAACGGGGTGCTGTACTACAGCAACGGCACCGACTCCGGGCGCATCGAAGGGGGTGTATGGTACCCGTGGGGACTGGCAACGCCGAACGCGCCTACCTGTACGAACATCTCCGGGGCGCTCTACGCCGGCTCCTACCAAGTTGCAGTCAGCTACTCCAACAGCGTGACTGGAGAAGAGGGCGGCGTCTCGGCTTCGACCAGCCAGTCGCTGACCGCCGCTGGCGGTATCCGCATCACTCTGCCGGGGGCTTCGACCGGTGCTACCCACGTCAACGTGTACTTCTCGACGGTCAATGGTTCGATCCCGATGTGGATTGGCAGCTACGCAATCGGCACCGCGACAATCGACGTTGCCGCAGAACCCATCCGTCTGCGCGAGGCCAACAGCAGGCTGGAGTACCCGCTCCCCGCCGGCACGCAAATCTTTATGGCGAACGGACGGCTCTGCTCTGTGGATGGAAACCGTATCAACGTCGGCATGCCGGCACGTCCCGGATACTACGTCCCGATTGATGGCAGGGCGCGCACAGAAGGCGCTCCACTGGACTACGGGTACATCACCTTCCCCGCGCCCGTCGACCTCGCTGTGCCCACGCAGATGGGCGTCTATGTGGCATACGGAGACATCACGCAGTTCTTTGCTGGGGTCGATCTGGGTTCGGCGGAACTGGTCAAGGACGTGCTGGCATACGGCGCTGTGCCGGGGACCGCATTCGTAGTGCCACATCGGGAGAATCCCTTGGTCGGTTGGTTCGGAGACCACGGCATCGTGTTGGGCGACCCGCAGGGGCAGGTCAAGGATACGATGATCGACAACATCGACCTGACTCCGCCGGCCTCCGGCGTTTCGGTCGTGGTCCAGACGGACGGGTTCAGGCGGGTGGTGTCCTGTGGATGGTGCCTTAACCTCGAGAACAACGCCGCTACCCGCTACACCGGTCTGGCCATTACCTCCGGGTCGCGTGGATACGTGACGACCGCATCGGGGATCTATCTGATCGGTGGGACGGAAGCCCTCGAGGCGCACATCGACCTTGGAAAGACCAACTTCGGTGCGGATGAACTGAAGTCGGTTCCCACTTGCTACCTTGGCGTTTCATCGGATACGCCTATGGAGCTGCGCGTCAGCACCCCGGATAACGCCGACTGTCGCTACGAGGCGCGCTCCAGCTCTACGGATATGCGCATCCAGCGTGTCGATATTGGCAAGGGACTGCGGTCCAATTGGTACGAGTTTTCTTTGTACAACACAGAGGGCTCCGATTTCACGCTGGCGTCCGCCAGCTTTGAGCCGGTCGGTTCCGGCAGAAAGATTTATCATGGCTGATATCATCGATCTACAGTCCCAGCTTCTAACCGGCCCGCTGTCAGAGGTCCGTCTGTATGCCGTTCCAAATGCGACAATGCTGGTCTTCGAAGACCTGGTTAACGCAACATGGAACCTGGCCCTTACGCAGTCAAATGCGCTGTCCTCAAAGATCGCGGCAATTACCGCTGCGGCCGGCATGTTCGACCCAGGGAACGCTCCGCTTGTAACGACAAGCACTGTCGGCGTGCCGTCAATTACCGCGCCATCGGTAACGATACCGTCAAGCATAACCGTCCCGCAGATATTCGCTGATTTCAAGACCGAGTATCTGGACCTTGCGACGTGGCTCACCAATCAATTCACCGGCTGGATCAGCACCTATGCCCCGAACAACCAGGCCCTGTACACAGCCGGCGAGTCTTCGCTGCTCGCTGCCATCCAGTCGGACACCTATATCCCGGCATCGACGCAGGCGCAGATATGGGGTGACGACTCGGCGCGAATCCTCGCCGATTCAAACCGCGCGCAGGACGCCGTTGTGGCGCAGTTCGCCTCCCGGCGTTTCCCGCTTCCTGCCGATGTGTCGGCAAGTGCGATCCTCCAGATGCAGCAAAAGACGCAAGACCTGCAAGCGGAGTCCAGCCGCAAGATTGCGATCATGTCGGTCGATCAGTACAAGTGGGTGGTCGGGCAGATCGTCGCACAGCGTGATCTGGTCCTGAAGTACGCGCTCGAATACACGAAAACCGTGACCGCATCCCCGGAGATCATCTCCAAGATGATGGGTATCGGTTACGACATCCAGACAAAACTGATCTCGGCAGCGGCGCAGTTCTACAACGCCGACGCCCAGGCGAAAGAGGTCATCGCCAAGGTCGGTCAGTTCAACACGTCGACCGCGCTTGAGGCGGACAAGCTGAATCAGGCATCCAAGCTCACCATCATCGAAGACAACCTGAAGGCGCTGCTCGGAGAGGTCGCGGCAATTGCGCAACAGGCGACGGCGCTGTTCAATAACCTGCACGTCCAGGCGTCCATGAATGCAGGCGGAACTACGGTTAGCACGCAACAGATATAGATCCCTGCCCGGACAGCCATGCCCAGGCCGTTAGCGCCCGTTGGTGCACGGGTCTTGCCGGGATTTAGGCGGGAGTGGCTTCGGGTGGCTTCGGGTGGCTTCGGGTGGCTTCGAGTGGCCGCAGTCGGCGCGGATAACTATTTGCTCGGCCCCGTGTCGGAATGATGGCTGGAGCCCTACCCTTGCCGTATCTGTGAATACGTATGGGTGACTGACATGGGCAAGAAAGGCAAGTGCTTGGCTGACGGCGCCGTTGGTCCTGATGGTCTGACAGAAGCGCAACGCGCCAAGCGTAACGCGGCATTGCAGAGCCTGGGAATGAGAACCGAATCAGCCCAGCAGCCCGAGCAACAGCCTGTTGCGCGGCCAACTCCGAAACCGACGCCGGCGCCGATTCCGCAGCAGCAGGGCATTGGCGCCGACATCGTTGGCATCCTGAAAGGCCGGCAGCAGCAGATCGACAGCGCGTCCGGGTTTGCAGCGGGCGGCATCGTCCGCGGCAAGGGCGGCATCGACAAGGTGCCGATGTCCGTTGGCGGCGTCAACGTCAACCTGACCGGCGGCAAGAAGCCCGAAGCCGTGCTGCCCGGCAAGACTGTCGAGGCGCTTGGCGGGCCGCAGGCGGTAGAGCAATTGATCGAGGACACCAACGGCAAGCCGCCGGTCAGAGATGGGCTCAAGGCTGGCGGAAAATACGCCGATGGCCTGGTGATCAACGAAGATGATCCTCGCCTGAAGCCCTATGGCGCCACCGCGCCGCAATTGGGATCTGGCCTCTACGGCAGCACAGGGATTTCGGATACCAAACCAGCAGGCGTTCCGTCTGCGAATTCGTTTTCCAATGGTCGCGATGCAACCGGACTGATCACCGGGGATTCAGCCCAAAGCATGTCGTCAGCCCCAATGCAGCGCCCGGGCGGAATCTCCGGCTCGATCGACATGGCCGGCGTCAATGGCATCCTTGCCAGGGAAAACAAGGTCCGCGGTGAAATGATCGACTCGATGATCAGGGCGAACGGGGGAAACGGCGGCGGCATTGTCGGGCAGGCCACCACGACAAAAACCCAAGACGAGATTAACAACGCCGAGAAAACTGCGCGCTGGCGACAGGAGGACTTGATCGGCAAATTGGGACGTGGGTACGATGGCGCAATTGCTGCCGCGATCACCGCCAACGCCAGGTCTGCCGACGTTGCCGGGACCAACGCTGCGCAGTTGCAGTCTGCGGAGCTGCAAAATCAGACGGCGCGCTATGGACATGACGTCAACGCGCTCCGGACAGCGGAGAGCAATCGCATTCAGATGCGCGGCCAGGACCTGGCGGCGTCCGAAGCCGCGGACAGAACCGGAATTGACCGCGAACGACTTGGGATCACGCGCGAAGATTCTGCTCGCGCCGGAGAAAGGTTTGGTCTTGAAAAGACCAAGACGCAGGGTGAGATTGACGACCAGCGGGCGATGCGCGATGCGCGATCAGGCCTGGTCTCTGCGCTTGCGTCTGGGGACAGCAATGCGATCAATGCGGCAAGGGCAAAGGCAACTGCGGCAGGGCTCAAGTTCGACCACCCGCAGCAAGAATTTGTCACGGCGACCGACAGTATGGGCATGAATGTTACCCGGACCAACAAGGGGACGGGCGCGATCGACATCATCGACGGCAAGACCGGCAAAGTGAAGGCGTCGATTCCTGGACAAGGGGCGCCGGCGGCCGCGCAGGCCCCTATTCCGCCCGGGCATACGCTCATTGGAACGTCCGGAGGCAAGCGCGTTTTTAAGGACGCACAAGGCAATCGTTTCGTTGAAGGAAACTGATCCATGGCTTTGACACCATTTGACGGAGAGCTCGACGCTCCCGTATCTGGCCTCGCGCCGTTCACTGGCAAGTTGGACGGGGAGCCGGAAGGAATTGCCGGAGGGCTGAGAGCGGCCACAGAATCGGGCAAAGCGATTGCTGGAGACATTGGGACCGGACTGAATATCGGAACAACGGTCGATATCCCAGAACAGGTGATTGGTATCAACGCGCTTGCGCGCGCCATGACGCCGGCAGGAATCCTGTCCGGCATGGTAACTCCCCAGGCAGCAAAGGATGTCCGCGGCAAGATTGAAGGCGTTGCGCGCGAAGCGATCGACAGTCGGCGCAATAACCTTTCATCAGAATTTTCCCCGGAACAGCAGGCGGCCAACAAAAAACAGTTTTTCACTGACGACGCATCCTGGAAGAATCTGACCAGCGACGGGATTCTTTCTGCGCCAGGAAAGGCGATCGACCTGGCAAGCAAGGGAGAACTGTTCGGCGAAGGGTGGTCGGACTGGAGAAAGCCGGTTGGCTCGGCCGTTCAGTCGGCGCCAAGCTCCCTTCTCATGATGACGCCAACTGCCCTGGCCTCGAAGACTGCTGCGCAGACTGCGATCAAGGAAGCTGCGGCGGCCGGCCTTGCCGCTGATGCAGCGCAAGCGGCTGGCGTTAAGGCGGCTGAACGCACGGCAATGATAGCTGGCGGCCTGTCGGAAGGGGCGCAGGGAGCCGGTTCGGCATATGAACAAACCAGGCGCACCGTTCTGGAAATGCCTGAAGAGAAGTTGCGGTCATCGCCGTTCTATCAAGAACAGCTTGCGGCAAATGGCGGCGACGCCAAGGCGGCGCGCGCCAAGGCCGCCGAGGCAGCCGCGCTGACCAGCGCCAGCGGCGCATTCTGGTTCGACGCGCTATTCGGAGCCATTGGTGACAAGTATATCGGCACGGCCGCCGCCGGCAAGGGTACGCGCACCGGCGCACTGGCGCGCGGCGCAGCGCAGGAAACGCCAACTGAGTTCATTCAATCGGGCGGAGAGAAGCTAACCGAAAACCTGGCCATGAAGCGGTTTGCAGATCCGTCCCAGGATTTGATGCAGAACGTTGGCGAAGAGGCGACGGGCGGCGCCCTGTCAGGCGCCATCATGGGCGCCGGCATGGGCGCCGCTTTCCATAGGAGCGCCGGTATCGCCGCTCCCGGCTCGGCTCCTCCGGCAACTCCCGCGCTGTTGCCAGATACCGGGCCGATTTCGCGCAGCGCGAACATCGCCATACGGACCGGATCAGCGGCCGACGCAGCTTCCGCGCTTGGTGTTCCGGCCAGCCCCGCAGTAACTGCCGACTCGATCCTTGGCGTACCAGCCGAGCGATCACCGACGCAAGCCGAGAAGGACATCGCGCCGAAGAGCGCCAGCGCGCTCGATCGCGTCTTCGCCATTGACCAGCAACTGCAAACGGCAACGCCGGAGCAGGTTCAGGCGCTGCAAGGTGAGCGTGACTCGATTACTGCGGCATGGCCGCCGGCCGTTGCCGGCGCGGAATCCTCGTTCTCGACAGAATCCGGGGCACGAATCAGCGCTTCCTATGCGCTAATGGACGCCGGAGACCTGACGACCAGCCACGACGAAAGGCTGCGTCCGTCACCGGCCTACCCAAAGGAAATGCAGCCGCGAGATCGCGACCGCGCTGCCTCCGAGTTGCAAATCTCAGGCATTGCCCAGCGCCTTGACCCTGCACGCCTAGGCTGGTCTGCCGATGCCGCCACCGGAGCTCCGATCGTCGGCGCCGATGGCCTGGTCGAATCCGGCCATGCCCGGACCATTGCACTGAAGCGCGTCTATCGCGGCAATCCGGCCAAGGCCGAGGAATACAAGCAGTTCCTGCGCGACAACGCCGCCCGTTTCGGCCTGACGCCAGAAGCAATCGATGCCATGCCGAGCCCGGTCCTGGTTCGCGTGCGCAATACTCCGGTCGACCGTGCCGAGTTCGCCCGCCAGGCTAATGCTTCGACCGTGGCACAAATGAGTTCGTCGGAGCAGGCCCGGGCCGACGCATCGCGCATTGACGACATGGGCGACATGCGCCCGGACGACAACGGCGATTTCGCCACGTCGCGCGATTTCATCCGTCGCTTCGTTGGGCGGCTGCCGGCGACCGAGCAGGGCAGCATGGTCGATTCGACCGGACAGCTTTCCCAGGCTGGCTATGCGCGGATCCGCAATGCGGTCCTGGCGAAAGCCTATGGCGAATCAGCGGTGCTTGCCCGCATGGTTGAGTCGATGGACGACAACCTGCGCAACGTGGGCAAGGCGCTGATGCAGGCCGCCCCTGACATCGCCAAGCTACGCCAGGACGTGAGCGAGGGCGCTCTGTTCGATGCCGACATCACGCCGGACCTGTTGGCCGCGGTCGAAGAGTTGTCCCGCGTCAAGGATTCTGGTCGCTCGATCTCGGACTACCTGGCGCAATCCGGCCTCCTGGGTGATGCGATTTCACCCGAGGCGCGCGACCTTCTGCAATTCCTTGCCGCCAACCTGCGCCGGCCGGCCAAGATCGCCGAGTTCATCCGTGCCTATGCCGAGGCGCTGCGTGCGGCCGGCAATCCGAACCAGGGCTCGCTGCTTGGCGAGGCTACCGCGCCGACCAAGGGCGAAATCATCACCACCGCAAAGGAACGCAACAATGGACAAGCCAAAGCTGACAGCGCCCCCACCGGGGAACCAGTCAAGCAAGCCGAAGGACGGGCCGCCGAGCAAGGCGCCGAAATCGCCAGGGGTGAAAGCACTGGTAAGCAGGCTGGCGAAAAGCCCGCAAGCACGCCAGGCGACCGCGGCGGCGCTCAAGAAGGTGAGGGCGACGGGCAAAGGCTGATCGCTGAGATACAGCGACTCAATCCTCAGTTG